CTGACCGTCAGCTCTGGCACCGACTCGATCGTGATGCCGAACGGCATCCGGTACGCGGCGGAGAGCGCCTTCACGCTCACCGACGCGGAGTTCGGGCTGCTGACGGCCGGGGCGAAAGACGTGCTGGCAGCGGGCGAGGGCGGCACGGACACCGGCTACCTGGGAGGGACCGTGAGCCATCAGGTGACGATCGCGTCCGGCCTGGACAACGTGGTGCTGCCCAACGGGCTGCGCTACAAGGCGGGCGCTGTGGTGGTGCTCTCCGACGCCGAGTACGGCCTTATCCCCGCCGGGGCGCTCGGTTCTCTTTTCTCCTCGGACACCACATCGCTGACATGACGGTGCCTTTTAGCCCCGCAGCCCCAGAAGGAATAGCAGAGGGCCTCGCGCCCGGCCGACTGACACGGAGTAAAGGCCGATGATCCGTACTTATCTCAGCAACGATTACGTTAAGCGCACGATCAGGCCCCTTTACTCGTGGACGCAGGCGACCCCGAAGTCGTGCTTCCTCGACCCGGCCTGGACGCGGGCGGTCCCGATCTGGCCCGGCATGGGCTTCGTCCGCACGGGCGGCGACCTGGTGACCCTGGCGGGCGCGAACAGCACCCAGATGGGCTCCAAGACGATGACCGGCACCGCCTACACGGGGAACGCGGGCACTGGCACCCTGACGCAGAACTCCGTCCCCGTCTACGGGCTCGGGGCCTTGTACGTCGGAGGCGACGGGATCGACGAGCTGCTCTACGCGGGCATCAACGCCTTCGCGGTGTGGGTCCTCGGCCCCGACGCGGAGTTCGAGATCCTGGCTCCCGCCTTCGACGCCACCCAGACGTGGACGGACCCGTCCGACGGCTCCGGCGCGGCGCTGGTCGCCGTTTCCACTGCCGGGTCCAACCAGGGGATGCTCATCCCGGTGACGGGCGCGGGATCAGCCACAGCAACCGCCCCAGTGGCAAGACTGCTGAAGGTCAACAGCTCTACCAAGATCACCATCGGCGGCCTTACCCCGTACGCGGCAGCCCAGCTCACGGCCAACAGCAACGCAGGCCGGGACTAAGAAGGGCACTGAACATGGCCCTCTTCAACGGCGGCGAGCCAGTCGGGTACCCCGCATACCTGGTTTCCATCAACCTGGGCGGTGCCGACGTCGGCTTCTGGCTAGCTGCCGTTCCCGGCTCTCAGGACGGGTTTTCCTCCTCTGGGTCGCCGGCGCTGACTACTTACGATCCTGCCGCCGGGGAAGGCACCAACGCGCTTCTCGGCGCAACCATCAGCGACTACGCGGACGTGGTTCCGTCCCTGCTTAGCGCCGTCAAGACCTGGGCCGAGGGAGTCAATTGGGGTCCCGGCCTAGCAACCACCCATGGCGTGAAGATCACGTGCGTCACGGGCGAACAGACTACCGACGTCACCCCGAGTTAAGCCCGGAAGCACCAGGAACACGCGGGAAAGCAGGAAAGGAAACCCATGAGCGAGCTGGCGACCACTTCGGCCGGCGGGCAACTGGCGCTGGCTCCCGGCGGCGGCCTGCGCCCCCGCGTGGCAAGCAGGAAGTCCGACGACTACGTAGCGCAGATCGAGGCTCGGCGCAGCCGGAACAACGGCGTCTCCCTTACCCGGGAGGCCAAGGTCCGGAAGATGGCGCTCATCCTCAGCGACGAGATGCACGGCTTCCGCCGCCTGGGCGTGGGGATGGTCGGCCCCATCCAGCTCAAGCTCCGGTACCAGGGCATCGTCCGGAACGTGCTCGTCGAGGACCCGGTCACCCCGGGCACCCCCGTCGAGTACGACGTCTGGGACGACCTCGGCCAGGCTTACATCTTGTCCGGCACCGAGGGCGAGGTCCGGGTGACCCCGTTCGAGGGCAAGCGCATCCCCGTGCGGTTCTTCCGGATCGCCTCCCGGCCCGCCCTCCGCAAGGAAGACCTGTTCTACCTCCGGATCAACGCGGTCGAGCAGGCTCAGGACGAGACCAAGCAGGCGATCCTCAAGCAGGAGGACGCCCGGCTCCTGGTGCTGCTCCAGGCGGCGATCACCGACTACGCGACGCGCCCCGACCACGTGGTCACCCCGAACCACAACATCACCGAGGCGTCGGGCTACCTGACCCCGGGCTCGCTCTACAGCGCGGTCGCGATGACCGACCTGCACGAGCTGCCGTCGGCCCGCATCCTGATCAACCCGTTCGACTACCGGGACATGTTCCGGTGGGACATCAACCAGACCGGCTGGGCGTTCAAGGACCGGGTCGTCGCGGGCGAGACCATCACGAGCTTCGGCGAGTTCCAGATCCAGCGAAGCATCATCGTCCCGCAGGCCAAGATCTTCCTCGCGCCCGAACCGAATTTCCTCGGAGTTTTTCCGGTTCTTTACAGTCTCGACGTCGAGGAAAACCACAACGTCGAGGCGTTCTGGAAGGGCTGGGTCTTCGATGAGATGATCGCGATGTCGATCCTCAATCCGCGCGGCCTCGCCAGCATCACGAAAAGCTTATAGCTAACCAGATGGGTTAGTGAAAAAAGCTAAGAGAGCCCCTACAGTGGTTGGTGCCAACCGATCACTGAAGGGGCTCTCGTCATGCAGGGTAATCGATACGACAACAACAGCAGGAAGCAGCAGCTCGCCTGCCAGATGTACCGCGACGGAGCAACGCTCGACGCCATCGTCAAGGGCATCCACCTGGACTGGTACAGGCTAAGGGTCGCCCTAGACCGGGAGGGTCTGCTGGCCTACCCGGACGAAGACAAGCCAGCCGACCGATGCCCGTGCGGCAAGAAGACCGGCGTCAAGGGCCAGAAGTACTGCTCGTGGGAGCACCGCGTCGAATACGGATCGTTCCGGGCGAAGGACCCAGCGAACTACATCACCTTCGACTGCCTAAATTGTGGCAAGGAAGTCACTCGCCTTAAGAAGTACAGCAACCACCAGAAGTACTGCTCGAACGAGTGCTCAGCCAAGCACAACCGGACCAAGCAGCACATCGTCGTCGAGGACGCCGTAGTGCTCGACTCCCCGTACGAGGCGTTCTTCTACGGCCTGATGCGGCTGTGGAAGATCCCGGTAGAGCGGGCCGACCGCACGCTGGCCGTGGCCGTCGGAGACAACGGCTGGTACTGCCCGGACTTCTACCTCCCGGACATGGACGCCTGGGTGGAGACCAAGGGCGTCGCCGGCCCTGAAGACCCTCCCCGGTGGGCGGCCTGGCGCGAGGGAGGCCGGAGGCTCGCCCTGCTCGGCCGCGAAGACCTGAAGTTCCTCGGCCTGCGGGCGAATGAGGGCGATCTGAGGCGTCAGCTTGACTTCATGGCCACCAGCGAGAGCTGGACCCTGGCCAGCATCACCAAGTCCTGACCTGCTTCTCCTGCTCTGGCCCCCGGCTCCGGCCGGGGGCTTTTGCATTACAGCTTTTCTTGATAAGCTGCTGTCATGACAGATGAAGAGGTTCTCCGCCTCGTGGCGGAGGACAGCAGCAGCGACTTCAGCGAGGACGTCGGCGAGCGCGGCGGCTACTACCACTACCAGGCCGACGGAAGCACCCTGACCGTGACGGTCCAGGAGGTCACGGCCGATGACAGCCTGAAGACCACGGTCCGGTCCTGGCGGCTGGTCCCGCTGGCGGAAGCGGACCAGGGCTGATGAACGAACTGATCGAGGCGCTGACCATCATGCGCAAGTACGCCAACCCGGAGCAGCCCACCAACTGCACGCACGACCTGCTCCAGGTCTGCGTAGACCCCGGGCTCGTCTCCCCGGCCGACCTGGCCCGGCTGGAAGGGCTGCACTTCTACCCGGACAGCGACGGCATGGGCTTCTACTCCACCTGGTTCGGGAGCTGCTGACCGTGCCCGAGACAACCGAGCCGCGCCGCTGGCTGTACGGGCTGACCGCCGACGAGTGGCTGCACCTGGCCAGCGAGGGCCAGGAGTCGGAGGTCCCGCCGTGCTGCGGCAACCTGGGCGCGCTGCGTGACCTGCTGCGGGCGCTGCTGGCGTTCCAGTCGCCTGACGACACCGGGTGGCAGCACTCTCTCGGCCGGGAAATCCTGAAAGCGGTTGAAGCGGACGGGGACGGTCACGGCCTGGGCAGCGCGGCGGATTTCCCGCTGCTGCACCGGGTACTGGACGGCATCAGAGAAGAGGTCTCGTCATGACACCCGGGGAAGCAGAGGAGCTGGCCGCCCTGATCACTCGCTGGGCCGCCGGGGGCGTGGCCCTGGAGCTGGCGTGCGGCCAGGACGTGTTCGGCGAGATCCAGGAGTTCGAGCTGCCGGACAGCCCGGAGATCGACATCCTGGTGCCAGCCCACTACGAGTCCGGCCAGTGGAAGCTGGTGCGGCACGACGCGTGCGACGTCATCGGCGGCGAGACTATCGACCAGGCCGTCATCGTCACGCACCGGGACTGCACCGTCCTCGCGCAGAACGGGTGAGGGCCGTGCGGACCCGCGTTACCTTCTTCGAGCGGGACCCGGCCCCGTACATGACCCGGGAAGAGGTGATCGCCTGGCTGCTCGGCAGCATCGGGCCGACCACCTTCACCTGGGGGATGTCGGCCGCCTGGGCGATCAGCTACGTGGTGGACAGCATGAAGGACGGCGACGAGATGCCCGTCGACACGAGCGCCGGGAACTACCTTCTGACGATGACCGCCTCGGGGCACTGGTGGCACCGGGTGCGGACTTATCACGTAAGGGAGCGGCGATGACGTACGACGTGCAGGCCAGGGGCGGCGAGTGGGCGGCCACCGAGGTGGACAAGTGGGCCGACGGCGAGGACATCGGCTACACCTGCCTGTTCAGCAAGGACGGCGCCGCCCTTGAGTGCTTTGTCTACCTCCAGGCGCAGGGCCGCTGGGCCATGCAGCGGGTGGCCCTGCCGGTCGACGAGGCCAAGGTCCGGGCGGGCACCCGGCGCGCCATGGAAAAGCTGGGCCGGCTGATCACCGATGAGTGATAACGGCCGCCAGGGAAGCACCGGGCACCAGCTCCGGGTGATCCATTCGCTACTACAGCTTTTCTTGATAACCTGGGTGACGTGGATACTAAACCGGACCTGAAGCGCGCCGTCGCCGAGGCAGGCAACTACCTCGGCTGCTACCCCGGACTGCCGGCGGCCGTTGACGTCTGCCAGCTCGCCGACGTCTACCGCGCTCCCCTTACCCTCGGCACGATTCACGCGCTGTGGGACCTGGCGAACGATATCCTCGCCATGTGCGGCGAGTACACCCCGGAGGAGCTGGCGAGGGCGGCACGGCGGTGACCGCCCAAACCCGTCCGACCTGTAGGTTACAGGTTTTCCTGACAACCTAGAATGTCAGACCCTGGCGCTATGGTTTAACTATGCGAGTTCCCCAGCAGGCCGGCCACTCGGCCAACTACATCAACCACATCTTCATCGTCGGGGACATGTCGCCCTCGATGGGGAAGCACAAGGCCGCGTTCATCAGGGTCTTCGACAACTTCGTCGCCCACCTCGCCGTCCGGTCCAAGGAGATGGACCAGGAGACGAGGATCTCCGCCTACCTCTTCGCCGAGGCCGGCTCCGAGCAGTGCGTCATCTGGGACAAGGACGTGCTGCGCATGCCGTCCATCGCCCGGTTCTACGCCCCGCAGTATTACGGCAGGACCGCCCTGATCGACGCCACCATGCTGGCGATCGAGGACGTCAACAGCGAGGTCTCCCAGAAGTACGGCGACCACGCCGTCATGGTCGTCGATATCACCGACGGACTGGAGAACGACAGCCTTCGGCACCGGGCGCCGGACCTGCGCCGCGCCATCACCGGGGCTCCGGTGAACCAGACGTTCGCCTGCTTCGTGCCCGACCAGCACGGCGTGTTCGAGGCCAAGGGCCACGGCTTCCCGGCCGAGAACATCTCGGTCTGGGACACGACCTCCGCCCAGGGCGTGGAGCGCATGGGCGAGGTCCTGCGGGACGCCTCCGACGTCTTCATGGAGGGCCGCCAGCAGGGCATCCGGGGCTTCAACGCCAAGTCCGGGCACGCCGGGGGGCTGTTCAAGGTCCGCGACTTCACCGCCGCCGAGGTCACCTCCGCCCTGGAGCCCCTCGCGCCGGACACCTACGTGGTCCTGCACGTCACGGAGAAGACCCCGATCCGCGAGTTCGTCGAAGCGGCGGGGATGACCTACGTGGCGAAGGACGGGAACGCCTTCTACCAGCTCACCGAGAAGGTGAAGGTCCAGTCCTACAAGGAGGTCATCGTCGAGCAGGGAAGGTGCTTCTACACGGGCGACGCCGCCCGGCAGGTGCTCGGCCTCCCCGACTACGAGGTGACCGTCCAGCCGGCCCGCAAGCCGGGCTGCACGATCTTCTTCCAGAGCACGTCGGTCAACCGTAACCTCTTTCCGGGTACCCGCCTCCTGGTGATGCGGTAGCTTCCACGTGTGCCAGACGAGACCCCGGCCGGGTACCGGCCCGCAGGAACCGTGACCGTGACGCTCCGGTTCGCCAGCGGGCCGCACTCGGTGCGGGGTCCCCTGCTCCAGCACGAGGCGTGCGGCGGCCTGGTGGCCCTGTCGGGAATCGGCGAGCACGAGTGCCCGGAAGCAGCAGAGGAGGGAAGATGATCGGACCAGACAGCGACGCCACGGTCCTCGCGGCCCTGCGCGCGGAGGGACCCTGCACGGTGACCGTCAAGCAGCTCGCCGCCAGGGCCGGCATCCCCCGGATCACCGTGCGCACGGCGGTCGCCGCCCTCGCGATGGAGGGCCTGGTCTGCGTGATCGCCAACTACGACGAGAGCGCCTACTCGGTCCGGCACATCCACGCCGCCCCGGGTGCCTGCGAGCACTCGCTCGGCTGCACGATCTGCGAGGAGCCTACCCCGTAGCCCCGCGCAGCCGGTTGAACGCCATGACCAGCAGCAGCACCCGGCAGTCGATGCTCCTGGTGTCCATGCTGTAGCCGTGCGGCACCCCGGCCATGTCGAGCAGGTGGTGGACGTTCTTCGCCTCGTAGAACATCTCGGCGGAGTAGTGGGTGTCCGGGTCGGGCGGCTGCCAGGAGTTGTTCACCAGCGGGTGGTCCCGGTCGGCCAGGTCCTTCAGGACCGACCAGTCCACCTCGTCGCGCCCCGGGAACGGATCGTCGCTCACACTTACCTGTGACGTCGCACCGCGCGCCCTTGTCCGGCCCCGGACGCAAGAAACCCCGGCGGGGCCTGGCCGCCGGGGTCCTCGCGGAATGCGGGTTCCTATCCCAGAAGATAGTCCATCAGCAGCGCGCCCTCGTCGAGACGGCCGTTTGGGACCTCCATCCGGTTGGCCGCCTCGCGGGCGACCTTGAAGGCGTCGCGGAGCGCAGAGACGCGGCGCTCCAGTTCGCGCTTGCGGCCCGGGGTGAGGGCGGCGGTGTACTTGACCGTCGTCCAGCGCCCTTCCGGCACCGTGTCCTCGATCACCGCCACCTGGGCGGGGTGCTTGTCGGTGGGGGCGTGCAGCACCAGGGGGACCTTCTTGACGCTGTTGCGCACGGTGAAGGTCTCGGCGGTCTTCCGCAGCCCGTCGGTGTGCGGGAGCCACTCCTCGGTCGGGTCCTCCACCGGGAGCGCCGCGATGAACGTGCCGAGGTCGGCGAGCGCCTTCTCCATGTGCAGCAGGTGGGTCGCCGGGACCTGGGGCAGGAGGAGCTGGCCGTCCACGGTGACGTCGGCCTTCGCCTCGCAGTTCGCGGTGTCCTTGAGGTGCGCCAGGTTGACGGCGGTGCCCATCTCGCGCAGGAAGGTGACGAGGAGGTCCTCGGCGCGGAGCTGGATGTTGCTGCCCTCCGCCGGGAGCCGCCTGATCCCGGTCCGCGCCTCCTCGTCGGTCTCGGAGAACGGCGCGTACGTCTTGTCGAAGCCGTTGAAGAGCGGGGCCTTCTGGGCGCTCTTGTGGATCGCTCCGAGTCGCTTGTTGGCGTCGGCGCGGGCGGCCGACTCCAGGGCGATGACCTGGCCGAGGGTCTGCGGCATCTTTCCTCCGGGGTAAAGGCGGCCCGGCGCACCTTTGCCATGTACGCCGGGCCTGTGACTTTTACAGAGTCGCTCATGTATGAGATGAGTCTCCGACGCCAGGTACGGAACGCGGCGGCGGTTGGGCACCCGTCAGCTTTCACAAGAGGTGCCTTGTCCGTTAGGCCACGGGAGCACGGGGCGCTCCCGGCAGGAATCGAACCTGCATTTCCCCGCGTGGGTCAGGTGCCAGGTCGATCCGCGAGCGCTGGCGCGAGCTTGAGCTTTGAGCGTCGCAGCTTGATCCTGATGCCCTTGCGAGTGCTCTGCACTGAGCTAGGGCGGCCCGTTGTGCCGCCCCCTGGACTTGAACCAGGCACCTCTCACTGATGCGGGCGTGTCAGCCTCAGTCTGAACCTCAGCTTTCGCTCGGGACATACGGTACCAGACAGGATCACAGTGCCGCTTTATGATTGGAACATGCAGCGAAAAATGCAGAGAGATGAAGCGCGCAAGGTGCTCACCAGCGCCCTGTGGCTGGCCAAGGAGCGCGTCGTCGGCGAACTCAACGAGAAGGAGATCACCCGCGAGCGCCTGGCGGACCTGAGCGTCCGCATGGGCACCGGGATGGACAACCCGCCGTCGGCCGCCGACCTCGCCGAGGCCCTCAGGGACCCCGACGACGGGGAGATCCGCGAGGCGATCCGGGTGTGGTCGCAGGAGGATGCCCCGTCCGTCCCTCAATGAGCGGGGCCTCCCCCTGCCAGCGCGTCCCCAGTCCGGGCCGCTGAACCGGAGACACGAAGGGTATGGTAACACATATGGATCAGAACGCTACACCGCGTGACGGATGGTTCAAGTCGTCGCTTTCCTTCGCGAACGGCAACTGCGTTGAGGCGCAGTTCCTCACCGACGGCGGAGCCCAGGTCCGCAACAGCCGCAGGCGCAATGTCGTGCTCACCTTCACCGCCGAGGAGTGGAGCGCTTTCATCGGCGGCATCCGCAACGGCGATTTCGACCGTTGAAAGGCAGAACCGGATATCGTGCCGGTAAGCTGAACACTATGGAACAGAACGCCACAGGTGTGTGGTTCAAGAGCAGCCTCAGTGCCCAGGGCAACTGCGTCGAGGTCCGTCACATGGCAGACGGCACCGACGTCCGCCACAGCAAGGACCAGGGCAGCCCGGTCCTCCGCTTCACCGCCGCCGAATGGGACGCCTTCCTCGGCGGAGTCCGCAACGGAGAGTTCGACCGCTAGCCGCTCTCCTGCTCCGAAGGCCAGGCCCGTGCGGGCCTGGCCTTCTTCACGATCCCAGCAGCACCGCGTCCGGCTGCTGGCGCCCGTAAGCAGCAGGGGACGGCTCCTCCCCGGGAATCAGCGGCCCGTTCACCTGCTCGAACCAGGCGTAGTCAGCCGGAACCCGGGTGTAGGTGCCCAGCACCTGCTCCACCTGCGCGGCGGCTGGCGGGATCACGTACGCCACCGACGCCCTCGGGTCCTCCAGCACCGCGCTGGACAGGTTGTAGCTCACGCCCGCCGACGCCTGCCACGGGGAGCCGAACCCGGTCCGCAGCGTCGTCCGCGCCGGGACCGCGAGCTGGTAGCGGCGGCCGTCGGCCCTGAAAAAGTAGTCGAGCGTGTGCACCCGGAAGTCCGGGGTGGACTGCACCGCCACCTGCCCGGTGCTCACCACGCCCTTCGCGCTGCGCTGCTGGTTCTGGTCGGTGTCGGTCAGGATCGCCGGACGGACGATCAGCGCCCGCAAGCCGGGGTACTGAACATCCCGGTTCGAGATGATCATGGTCCCGTAGCACAGCGTGCAGCGGAACTGGTTGCCCTGCCCGTAGGCGGCGGAGATCTGCGCCTCGGTGGAGGCGGTCGCCCAGCCGAGCGGCGGCGGGGTCTCCGGGGGCAGGTCGGTGATCACCTGCGCCGGGACGTAGCAGCGGGTGCACCGCTGCGCGAGCCCCAGGTCGATGTCCTGGGGACGCCACATCAGCGCGAACACCACCAGCTCCCCGTACTGCCACAGCGCCTGGGCGTGCCGCTGCCGCTCCTGCACCACCGCGAACCGCTGGATGTCCCGCTGCCAGGTCGGCTGCTGCCCCTTCGGCCGCAGCGGGAACGGCAGCTTCGGCCTGGTCAGCGCCGACGCGGCCAGCGACGGGGACACCGCGAGCGACGACGCGCCCTGGATGATGCCGTTGGGCACCGGGGTGAAGACGCCGGGCGCGGTGAAGGCGGCCTTCGGGAAGGTGGTGCCGTGGGCCGTCCCGGTGAGCCTCGCCCCGCCGGACAGCAGCGCCTTCCCGGTGCGGCTGAGCACCGCCGGCCCGGCCAGGGAGGCGGAGGCGCTCAGCCGGGCGCCGGGAAGGTCCTGCCCCTGGGCGGCTAGCTGCCCCTGGGCGGCGAGCGGAGCCCTCGCGACCGCCGTGCGCGCCCCGTGGGCGGTCAGCCCCGGGGACGAGGACAGGCGGGCGGTCCCGAACGTGGTCCGCAGCCCGGCGGCGCGCAGCGCCGTGGCGGCCTGGAGGACCGCTGCGGCGGCCTCGTCCCTGTGGGTCGCCCCGGTGGCGGAAAGGGCCGCAGCGGCGCTCAGGCGGCCCCTGGCGACCCTGGAGGGCACCGCCCCGGCCGACAGGGCGGCCGAGCCGTGCAGGCCCGCAGAGGCCCGCTCCGTGACCTTCGCGGCGGCAGCGGAGGACGCCGACGCGGCCAGGTGGGCAGCGGCGACGGCGGAGTGCTGCCCGGCGGCGGCCAGGGACGGGGCGGCCGACAGGTGAGCGGCCGACTGGGAGGTGGCTGCGGACAGGTGGGCGGCGGCCGACAGGCCGGCCGAGTCCACCGCCTTGTTCAGCGCGACGGCGGCCAGGGACGTGGAGGCCCGCAGGATGACGAACCCGGCCCCGGTCGAGTTCAGGGCGCTGGCGTGGAGCTGCGCCCCGCCGTACAGGGCCGCCTGGCCCGGCATGAAATACTGCCCGGACGCGCTCAGCCCGGTGCCCGCGAACAGCCGCGCCGCAGCCATCCGCCCGGGGGCGAGCAGGGACGGGGCGGCCGACAGGTGAGCGGCCGACTGGGAGGTGGCGGCGGCCAGCGAGCCGGGCGCGTGCAGTGCGGCGGCACCGGCCTGGGTCACCTTGGCGGAGGCCGACAGCGACGGCCGCGCCAGGAGCATCGGGACGAACCCGGAGGCGGTCAGCGACGGGCTGGCCGACAGGTGCGCCGTATCCAGGACGATGACCCGGGCGGGCGCGTGCAGCGTCGCGGCGGCCGTCAGGTGCGCTCCGGGAGGCCCGGAGAAGCCGGCCGCCGTCAGCGTCGCCGAGGCGTGCATCGACGATCCGAGGCTGGACGTCGCCCCGGTAGCGGTCAGGGCAGTGCCGGCCGAGAGCGCCGCAGAGCCCGAGGGTGACCCGCTTCCCTCCTGGAGGATCGCGGTGCCGTTCTCCGCCAGGATCGCGGTGCCGTTCTCGGCGAGGATTCCCGCCACGGGCTACTCCCGGTGCTCGGTGATCTCCGTGATCGCGGCCGGGTGCGCCTGTCCCGTGTGGGTCTGGTAAAGGTCGGCCATGATCTTGTGAGTCGCCTCCGTCACCCTGCTGCGCCTGCGCTGCTGCTTCACCAGGTGCACGGTTCCCCCGGCCGCGATGCACGCGCCGATGTCGCTGGTGACGTTGGTGTAGTTGCCGCCGATTAGCTCTGACTTGGCGCTGACGTTCACCCCGCACAGCGGCAGCACGATCAGGTAGCTCCCCAGGACCAGCAGCCAGATCACGTGGACGTGGCTGGCCAGGAACCTGGGGATCATGCCCAGTGCCCGCTCGAACCCGGAAGGATTCGCGGGTATCCCGACCCCTGTGCTGTCATCCTCCGCCATCGTTCCTCCCGGGTCTCACGTCTTCCGGGGGAAAAGGCAGAGCCCGCCTGGTAGTGAGCAGGCGGGCTCTGGCGGAGGGCCTCAGGGCGGGGGAGCGGCCCTCCTAGGACGGAGGGTCGGGGAACCCCTCGCCAGCACCAGGGTAACGCAGGAGAGCGCCTCACGGGGAGATTCCTCAGGGAGCGGCGTCCCCGTCCGGGGGCACGGCCTGGAAAGCCGCCGTAGCCCCGTCCCGGCCGGGGAGCAGGCGCCAGCGCCCGGGAACGAGCGCGCCGTCCTCCTCAGCCTGGTGCATTACCTCTCCCGCGCGGCAGGCGAACAGGCCGTCGCCGGCCCGCTCGCGCAGCGGGTGCTTCAGCGTCCACCCGTCCTCGGTGACCTCGGCGACGTGCTCGGTCTCGGGGTCGGAGAGGATCGCGGTGACGGTGCCAGGGTCAGGGCACCCCGGGGCGAGGCACATGATCATCCCGCCGGACATCACGTGCAGGTGAGGGCCGCACCCCATAGGGCAGTAGCCGACGACATCGCGGATAGGTGGCATGACGCAAGCCTAGTCGGGCGCGCCACAGCAGGCGGGCGGTCCGCCAGCACCCGTGACCGCACAGGAAGATCCCGGCCCGGTTACGGCCGCTCCGGGATGACGTCGCACTGGCAGGTCGCAGTCGGCCGGCTCACCAGAACTCGCCCGCCAGCAGCCGGGCGATCATCTCGCGGGTGAGCTGGCCGGGTTCGCGCCAGCGCTCGCGCTCGTGGCTGTGCGTCGTCGGCAGCGAGACGGTGAACGACTCCAGGGCGCGAAGGGCGGCGATGTCCCCGGCGATGTCGTGCCAGGGGTCGGCCCAGGGAGTGACCGGCTGCCCGTCAGGCCACTGCGGAGCGTGGCCGTCGTCTACAGGATGATCAGTGCCTTCCACGGGGTCCCCTCGTGGTCGTGGGTCTTCAGCTTGCAGTCAATCGCCTTGCAGCAGCGCGTCCGGTCGCAGGTGCGGCAGACCCGCTGTCCGTTCTTGGCGAACCTGGTGTTGCTCTTAGTGAACCTATGCCCCCACTTGCAGTGAGTCGCATTGCCGTACTTGTGCCGGCCGTGGCGGATAATGTCGCGGATGTTCTCGGAGCGTGTCTTCCAGAACAGGTTCCCCAGAGTGCAGTTTTCCTTGTCCCCGTCGTCGTGAGCGCCCTCCTTGCCGGGCGGGCACACCCCACGGAAAGCCGTCAGGACCAGTATGTGCACCCGGATCGACTCGTGCTCGCCGCTCCTAGAAAGGGTGACCATCAGGTAGCCGTTCGGATCGTGCCGCTGGCGGACTAGCTGTCCTCTAGTAGTCGCCCTGGGCAGGCTGTGCACCTGGCCCCGGTCGGAGACGACGTACAGGCCCTCGTATCCGGCGACGGGTCTCCAGTTCCCATCAGGCAGCTCAAAACCGCCGGGAACTTGCGCCGCACGCCATTGCTGGTAGTGCTGGGGGCATCGCTTCTGCGCCTGCTGCGGCTTCGTGCAGCCGTCCTCGGCGCACTCAGGCGCGTTGTCCTTGCGCCACTGCTGGTAGCAGCGGGAGCACCGCTTCCGGCCGACGATCTTCACGTCATCGCGCTTGCATTCCTCGCATGTCGCCATAGCAAGAAAGCTTATAGCGTTTTAGCTCCAGATCCGAATCGGACAAATAGGCATAAATACCACCTCGCCCACATCCTCGGTCGCGCTGCGACGGAGCCTGCGATCCTGGTGGGAGCATATCTTCCGTACGATCCACCGGAAACTAGCACCTTGGGGCTGCCTGTCATAACATGTCTTATCTTGAATACGTCGAGCAGGGACTTCAGCTCGGCCTGCTCGTCCGCCAGGGCCTGCCGCCAGCGGTCGGCGTAGTCACGGCGGTCCATCCGGGCGACGGGCGGACCGGAGAACTGCGGCTGCTCGGTGTAGCCCCGGATGAGCTGCTTGACGCACTCCACGTAGGTGTAGCTGGCCAGGAGGCCGCCCCAGAAGTGGATGGAGTACATAGGGCCGTCTACCCCGTCGAGCGTGTAGTTCGACCAGGGCTGCGCCATCGCGTTGATCTTGTGCAGGGCGATGCCCATCATCTGCGCGGCGCGGCCCCGGGACCAGTGGGCCTGGAAGTAGGCCTGGACGTTGGGACCGCCCCCGGGGGAGTCGAAGAGGTCGGCGAACCGCACCCACACCTGGTCGTTCAGGAAGTCCTGCATCTCCGGCGGCAGCGCGTCGTAGTGCGGGTTGGCCGGGCCGATCTCCAGGTAGGAGGCGTACTGCTGGCTGTTCCCGGAGATCTCGTATGACCAGTCCAGCTCGGCGTAGCCCGGGGTCTGGGTGTCGGCCGAGGACGGGGTGATGACGTACACCCCGGTGCCCTCCCGCACGGCGGAGTAGGTGCTGAGCAGCGCCTCCGACCCGTCCGGGTTGTCCATCACCAGCCGGCCGGCGACGCTCTCCCCGTCGGGGTCGGCGGGCACGCCGCCGACGTAGAGGGTGAAGGTGAGCGGCGGCTGGGCGAACTGGGACAGGTACGTGCGCTCGCGCCAGTCGATGAGCCCGGGGTCGACGGTCACGTGAGCCTCACAGCACGTTTCCGCTCGCGAAGGTGGAGATGACCGCGATGATCTTAACGCCCTGAAGGCTCACCGGGGAGAAGTAGATGTGAGACGTCTGCGTCTTCAGGCCGACCACGTGCTGCCCGGCGGACACCGACGGGATGACCGCCAGGGAGGTGGCGCTGGACGCCACCGTGCCGCCGGAGTTGAACGGGTCCCCGGCGCACCGCACCTGCTCGGAGAATCCGCCCATGGTGGAAGGCGTCCCGTCGAACGTCAGTGACTGGGTGACCACCTGCCAGGCGTTGGAGGCGTAGGTGTAGTTCGCGGTCGCGATGATCGACAGGGCGCACGGCCGGGGCGTGGTGAAGGTGAGCAGCCCGAAGTTCGCCGTCGAGCCCGGAGCCAGCCCGGTGTTCAGGAAGTACCCTCCCGCGAACACCGGGGCCGCGTCCCGCAGGTCGTTCCAGTTGGCCCCGTCCCAGTAGCTGGTCTGCTTCAGGTCGGTCATGAAGATGATCCGGCCCGCCTGGCTCGTCCCCCAGCTCGGGCGCGTGGTGGACGTGCAGATGTAGGTCCCGGGGGAGGCGTCCAGGATCTCGTAGTTCGCGGTGAAGTCCGAGAGCTGGAACGGGTCGCTCTCGTCGTTGATCTTCAGCCCCAGGACCGTCGAGTAGGTCGCGATGTCAGCCTCCGGTTGCTGCTCTGTAAAGCGAACGAAGAGCCGGGGACAAGCGCCCGCTCTCGTTCACGGCCATACCGTTCTCCCTGGCCCAGCGGCGAATCTTCGCAGGCTCTGTTTCCGCACGCCGACGCTTTCGATACGCGCTCTGGTAGTCGTTCTGGTAGTCGCGCCAGCAGGTCCGGCACCGCCTGCTGCCGCAGATGATCTCGTATTCCCTGCCGCATACCTGGCAGCAGCCCTTCAGGGCGTTCAGAGCGGGGACGCTGTTGCTCCTGGCCCGGTTTACCGGCCACGGGACTGCCTTCATATGGGCCGGGTTGCCGCACGCACGGTGCGGGCAGTCGTCGCCGAGCTTGCACACAGCAGGATCGTGGCAGAGGTGATCCGGCTCGTGTCCTTCAGGTATCTCTCCGTTGAATGCCTCGAACATGGCCCGGTGAGCCATGACTTTCTTCCCGTTCTTGCGGATCTGTCCGTAGCCGTGGGTTCCTCCGCGTTGCCACGGCCAGCAGGGAGATTCGTCGTAAACAGGAGGAGCCTCTAGGTCGATCACGTATCCCGACAGCAGTCTTTCCCTGAACGGGACCGCCTTGGAGAGAATTTCTGGTTGCACCATTACTACCCTCCGAGCCCAGTACCTGACCTGACTTCCCCCGATGGGTAGTATATCGGGTTGACGGTGTTGGCCGGGTCGAGCGACCCGGTTCCGACGGTGATCGAGCCGTTGGACTGCGGCTCGCCGTAGTTCAGCGGCACGACGTAGTCCGACCAGTCCGAGTAGGGGCCGAGGCCGAGCTGGTTGCCGGCCGCCACCCGGAAGGCGTACCCCTGGTTGTAGGGGGTGGTCCCGTCGGGCCGGTAGATGACCGGGGCGTTCTGGTACAGGCCCTGGGTGAACACCGCCGTCACCGAGGACGGGTCAGCGCCGTACCAGTAGTCAACGATGATCGAGTCGCCCGCCGCCGCGTTCACCGACCCGGCAGCCAGCGCGATCGAGTAGGTGGTCCACGGGCCGGTGCCGCTGGTGGTGACCGTGTAGTCGTAGCCGTACTCCAGCACCTGGCCGTCCGCCTGGAGCGGGTCGGCCTCGCCGCCGGCGATCTCCCCGGAGGCGTCGATCGACTGGGCGGAGGAGGTGATGTCCCGGACGATGAGCTGCGTCGGCGGGGTGAGGATGCCGCTCTTGGTCAGGTTCGTGCCGGTGGTGTTCGCGGCCGGGGGCTGCGCGCCCGTGGTAGCCGGGTTGGCGGTCAGCGTCAGGTTGGTGCCGATCGCCGTGGGGGACCCGGCCGCCTGCTGGCGGTAGAAGGTGCTGCCGCCCGCCGCCGTGACGTAGGCGTACCAGCCGGTGGCGCTCGTCACGGCGGTCGGGGAGGCGATCACCAGGTCCTGGCCGGAGGTCAGGGTGACCGACCCGGCCGCCGAGGCGGCCGACTCGCCGTTGGCGTTCACGTAGGTGACCTTCGCCTGGTAGGTCCCGGCGGTCAGCGTCCCGCCGGAGCCGCTCCCGGTCACCCCGGGGGTGGCCGGGGCGCTCAGCGCCGCCGCGAGGAGGACCAGGCTGTCGGACTGGAAGGTCGGCTGGCCGACGGTCCCGCCGCCGCCGGGGGCGTCCTGCCCGTAGTTGACCGGCTGGCCGGTGTAGGGGACGTACATCGTCCCCAGGTCCGAGGCCTGGAGCAGGTAATACTGCACGTAGACGTCGGTGGACGGGGGTGCCCAGGTGACCTGCGCGCCCCGGTTGACGGCGGTCGCGCTGCTCATGGTGGGCGCGCCGGGAACCGACGCCGGCGGGTTGGAGTCCCAGTAGGTGGCGTCCCCGTAGGAGTACGTCACCGAGATGTTGTTGCCGTTGGCGAAGTTGGTCCCGGTCTCCGGGGTGACGTAGGCCGCCAGGGTCGGCCCGTTCCCGGCAGTGGTCACCGTGTAGTCGGTGTTCAGCACCATCAGCGTGGAGGTGCTGGTGTTGGTCACGACGATCGTTGACGGGACGACGCCCGCCTGGGTCAGGTAGTTCCGCTGGGACCCCTGCGCGGCGGCGAAGACGTCGGTCTGCACCGCCAGCGGGGTCGGCGCGGCGGGCGAGCCGATGTAGCTGGTGTCGATCTGCGTCGCCGAGTACGAGGCGTCAACCAGGTTGGGGGTGTCGTTGACCTGGTTGCCGAGGATGTCGGTGAGGGTCGTGTCCTTGGTCGCTGCGGCGACCCCGGCCGACGGGGAGCGGTACCCCGGCGGGCTGGAGTACATCGACGGCACCAGGTCGGAGCCGCCGGCCACCGTGGTGTCCAGCGTGCCCGTCTCGTAGTTGGTGCTCGGGGTGAAGCTCTCCGGGGTGTCGCCGCCGTAGACCGCCTCGGTGTCCGGGGAGCCCGGCCCGGTCCACCCGAAGGCGGACGGCTCGACCGGGTGGACCGCGTACTCCGACCCGGGCGCGCCGGTCTCCGAGCTGGACTGGGTGCCCATCGCCGGGTCGGTGAGGGAGCCGCCGGGTCCCTGCTCGCCGACGCCGGCGGCAGTCGAGCCGGTGGTGGGCTCGACCGACGCCTCGAAGGCGGTGCCCATCGGGGCCGCGCCCTCTTCGCCCTGGAAGTCGCCCGCGTTGTAGCTGGTGTCCGGGACGGTGCCGTAGCGGTAGGTGACCCGCGCGGTGTCCCCGTCGGCCGAGGCCGAAGAGGTGCTGACCCGGGTCACCGTCCAGGAGACCGTCTCCGGCGCGGTCCCGGTCATCGTCAGGGTGTAGTCGGTGCCCTCCGCCAGCTCGGTGGAGGTGGTGACGTCGTACACCGTGATGACGTCGGCCGTCGGGGTCGCCCCGGCGGTCTCCAGGGCCGGGTAGGAGACGACGTACTGCTTCGACAGGGCAGCCGCAGACGTGTGCGACAGCGTGATGGTGTCGGTCTGCTCGGCCGTCCCGACCAGGGGGACGCCGTAGAAGTCGGCAGGGGTGGTCATCCGGCGCTCCGGTCAGTGTTCTCGTCAACCACGGTCATCGGCCCGATGCTTGAGGCGTGGTTCTGCCACGGCGCGGTGTGGTCGCGCCAGCGGACGGCCCCGGTCGCCGGGTCAAGCTCCATTCCTGCCTCTTCCAGGGCGCGCCTGGCCCGCTCGGCGGCGGCGGTGACCCGCTGCCTGTCGCCGTCCGGGTCGCCCCGGTTGACGGTCAGCCCGGGGCTCGTCTGGACGACGTTCGGGCTGACCGCCTCGTCGGCGGGGTCCATCGCGCGCAGCGCCCACGCCAGGTCCGACGCGCGGGCGTAGTCGAAAGCGGAAGTCACCCCGCGCAGGTCGGCGTGGGGCGCGTCGGAGCCGGCGGTGTCCGAGGTGTCGTACGTCCCGGTCATCGCCGAGTGGTCAGGGTTGCGCCCCCATGCCATCTAGAACAGCGCTCCCTCGGAGCCGTAGTCGTAGTCGCCCTCTTCGAGGGTCCACGGGCCGTCGCCGCGCTTGACGCAGTGGCCGGACAGCCCCTTGTGGCGGTCGCACAGCGGCGGCTTCCCGCTGTCCTTGCCGGACAGCGGCACCTGGTCGCCGCAGACGGCCCCCTTGCGGCTGCCGGGGCCGATGCAGTTGACGACGATGATGTCGTCCTGCGCCGGGGAGTCGAGCACCTCGCGGCTCGCGGTGTCCTGCGCCTTCATTCGCTTCGCGAACGAGTCGTTCGCCCTGGCCAGGGCCTGCTGCACCACGGGGTGGTCGTCGCCCTCGATGACCAGCAGCACGCCCCGGCTGATGGCCCGCTGGAAGGCGATGGTGCGCAGCAGCGCCTCGGGGATCGGCTGGACGTCGTTGCCGTCCGGGTCGCCCTTCCCGCCGAATACGACCTCGTAGTTGCGCTTGGCGTCGCCCGCGATGACCGTGGGGCCGGCCATCTGGTTCTGGCACATGACGGCCAGCGAGTCGCCCGCGTTCGGCAGGGCGGTGTCCGTGATGGTCATTGATCTCCTCCTGTACCTTCCGTGGCCGCTAGCCGACGGCGACCCAGCCGACGGCGGAGGTCTCGGAGGAGGAGCTGGAGGTGATCGTGAAGCCGCTGCCCGCCGTGATAGTCGGCACCGAGAGGCTGCCGAGGGTGCCCCCGGGCGTCTGCCTGGAGACGAGCACGACGGTGGAGCTGCCGGTGGAGGACAGCGAGACGCTGACGGTGCCGGCCACGAGCGTGGCGGTCCCCTGCCGGATGTTAGGGATTCCGGCGAGCTGCGTCTGGAACTGCGTCAGGATGTCGCTGATGGCGTTGTGGGCATCGAGGTGCCCGGTCTGCCCGGCCGCGACGGTATCCGGCGGGATCGGCGTGGTCATGGTTCCTCCTCCCTGCTTCCAGGGCGGAGGGGAACTCAGCAGCGGAACACGCGAAAGTGGCCCGAGAGGGATTCGAACCCCCGAGGCGGTGCCGACTACAGGACTCGAACCTGTATGCCTGGCTTAGGAGGCCAGTGCCTTTTCCTTTAGGCCAAGCCGACGGAAAGTGCGCTCGCGGTGACAGTTTGAGCACACGACATCACACTTTGCTATCTCTCTTTCCCCTGAGCTACCGGGCCTGGAAGTAGAGTCCCAGCCAGCCGACGACCGAGGCGGCGAAGCACAGCATGCCGATCAGGCGGTAACCTGCCGTGATCTCCAGGCAGCCGGCGGCCATGATGGTAGTCGAGAAGAACATCCCGGCGATCATCTTCTGGCCCTCGCTCACAGTGAAGATCATAGAGGCAGAAGCGGATTACAGATGCTGCTGAACTTAGACGCAGTACGGGGAATCGAACCCCGGTATCGTGCTTTGCAGGCACGTGCCTCAGCCACTCGGCCATACTGCGGAATCGAACCCGCGTGACGCGCTTTGCTGGCGCGAGCCCCTGGATTCTGCCAGGACTACCCCGGGTGGAACCGGAGCGTGCTGTCCGGGCGCGTTATCCATGGTTTCACGCCCTTCGCGGCGAGGTCCCTGTCCCGCCCGGCCCGTGCGCACGGACCAGGCGGGAGCCGGCCTCTTACACCAGACTCGCGTGCACCCGAGAGGAATCGAACCTCCGGCATCCAGGTCCGGAACCTGGCGCTCTGTCCCCTGAGCTACGAGTGCGTGGTGGGCCAGGGAGGACTCGAACCTCCGGGTGGGATACTTGATTTACAGTCAAGCGCGGTCGCCACTGCGCCACTGACCCGTGTTTGTCCCGTGGTTTCCGGCGGGCGGTGCTCCCGGGCATACGATCGATATCCCGGGTCCTGCTTACGCTTTCGTCCGGCTACGGGACCGAG